CCCTACCTGAGAAAGTAGTTATTTGTGCCGTACCATCACACTTGATTTGGTGTACTGATTTGGAAAGCGATGTTAACACTATGCAATTAGACAAAATTGCTAACAATAGAGAGGATATGTTTATTAAACACAATATGACTATCGCTGCTCACATCGTTAACCAAAAGTTCAACGTTCTTTACGTAGGATAATTTACTAACATAACCGCCTCTTAATTGGGGCGGTTTTAAAAAAATATTTATATGGCGTGTGATTTAATTGCAAAAGGTAGAACGTTACCTTGTAAGAATAGCCGAATCGGTATTAAATACGTCGATTTTGCTAACTACGACAGCGCAAACGTTTATTCAGTTACGGCGCAAGAAATTGCTACACTACCAGCGGGGCTTGACGAGGTGTTTAGATACCAAGTTAAAGCAACGGGGAATAGTTTAGTAGAGACTGCCACCGTAGACTTAGAAAAAAGAACTACTGAGATTAAGCAAGTACTTAACTTAGTATTACAGAAAATGACAAAAGAAAGTGAAGTTGAATTTTTAGCTTTGACTTACGGTATTACAACTGCTTTCGTTCACGACTTTAACGGTAATGTTTTTGCCGTTGGAATTGATACGGGATTGGATGCAACCTCAAGTACTAAGTCAACCGACGATGGTGGCTATAAAATCACTTTAGAGGCAGTTGATACTAAATACAGTCCTTACTTATCAAGTTCAGCTAAAACAGCTTTAGAGGCTTTAGTAAGTGCTACAAACGTAACACCATAATTCTTTAGTTTAATAGTTTCTTAATTAAGGCGGAGTTGATACACTTCGCCTTTTTTACATTATAATATTATGGAAGAAAAGAAACACGTTTTAGACGTAATTCAGTTAGCTAATTACGTTCGACCTGATGTTAAAGAGGTAAGCAATAAAGAATGGGTAATGAACGGGGATAAAAACTCATTCTATACCTACATAATTGAAAGATATAATGGTTCACCAACTAACAGAGCAATCATTGATAGTTATGCGAAACTAATATACGGCAAAGGTTTATATTCTAAACAACAAGCTGTAAAACCGTTACAGTTTGCGCAAGTCCTTCAAAAGTTATCAAAAAAAGATTTACGTAACATTTGCCAAGACTATGCAGTATTTTCGGAAGCTTGTTACGAGGCTATTTATAAAAATGGTAAGTTAGAAAAAATAAAGCACGTACCTAAAAATCAAATCTTACCAAATAAAATGAATGCTGATGGCGATATTGATGGGTATTGGTACTCCCTTGATTTTAACCAACCAAGAAAATACGAACCTATATTTATACCTAAATGGGAAGCGGGTAAAAAGAACGGCTCTTATATTAAAGTTATTAGCTCGTATCAATTAGGAAAGTCTTACTTTACAGACCCTGACTATATGGCTGGATTGGCTTACGCTCATTTAGAAGAAGAAATAGCAAACTTTTGTATTAATTATATTTCCAACGATTTAAGTATTGGGAAAATTATTAATATGAATAGTGGCGAACCTCAAAGCGAAGAGGTAAGAGCGAATGTAAAAAAAGCATTTAAAAAAGAGGGGCAAGGCAGCACTAATGCGGGGAACGTTTTTATTAATTGGAACGATAACAAAGATACGGGAATAACGTTTACAAATATTGAGGTAAGTAATGCTTATGAGCAGTTTAATTGGTTAAGTGAAGAGGCACAAGGAAAGATTTTAACCGCTCATAAAGTAGTAAGTGGAAAAATGTTTGGAATTGATAGTGCAAGTGGTTTTAGTTCAAATGCAGAAGAAATTGAAACGGCTTTTAACGAAACTATGTTAAACGTTATCCAACCTAAACAAGAGGTAATACTCGACGATTTAATGGAAACTTTTACCGATGCTGGTTTTTCTATTGATTTAGATTTTATTCCATTAAGAGAAAAAAAACAACCCGACCCAGTTACATTATCTAACCACGAACAACATCAAGACCCCATCATAGCTGATACATTAGTAGAATTAGGCGAAGTAATTGACGAGAATTGGGAGTTAGTAGATGAAATCGAAGTGGTTGGAGAGCCTAAACTTAGCGAAATAAGTCTTAATTTGGCAAGTGTTCCGAGTTCATTCCCTAACGTAGCGAGTGAACAAGATACATCTTTATTTAAAATCCGTTACAAATATGCTGGAAATCCAAATCCTGAACGTGAATTTTGCGCTAAAATGATGAAAGCTGATAAAGTTTATCGTAAAGAGGATATTGAATTGGCTGGTAGTAAGGTAGTTAATGCTGGGTTAGGCTTAAAAGGGGCTGATACATACTCAATTTGGCTATATAAAGGTGGTGTGAACTGCAAACATTTTTGGCAAAGACAGATTTATTTACGTAAAAATAATGGTAAAATAAGTGTAAATGAGGCTCGTCGTATGATTTTAGACTTAGATCCTAAAGATAGACCTTTAGCAAAATGGCAAGAGAATGACAGTTTAGTAGCACAACCAGCGCAAGCATCGAATAATTATTTTAAAGCAGAGGAATAATGGCAGTATATTTAATAGATTATCAGGCAGGTGAGTTGACAAATAATACTCCTTTAGGTGGTAATATTGATGTTGACCGTTATAAATTTTGCATTTTAGACGCTCAAAACAGTAAGGTTAAAGAATTATTGGGAGACACGCTTTATAATAAAATAGAAAATGATTATATTGCAAACAATTTAACAGGTAATTATGAAACTTTATATAATGAGTTTATTAAACCTATTATAATTCATCAGTCAGCAGTAGAATATCTTACTATTGGTAGTTTTCAAGTTTCTAATGGTGGTATTTACAAACATACACCAGTTAATGGAACACCTGTTGAAATGAGCGATGTTAAATACATAATTGACAGTCAAAAAATGAAAGTTGAAATGTATATGGAACGGGCGCAAAGATGGTTGAATAGAGTAAGACCTGCGGAATATAATTGGTATTATGAAAATATAGTAAATCCTTTTCCTAGAAAAATAGGTCTTTCGTTTGATATTGTTTGTAAAAATACAAAAGAATGGATAGAAAAAAGCGACAACCGAATGGACAACTTTTACGAAAGTTAGAAATATATTTGTCAAAAAAAGAAAAAGAACAAAATGGCTATAAATCAAATAAACGTAGGAACAACAGCAAATGATGGCACAGGAGACACTATTAGAAATGCATTTCAAAAAGTTAATTCTAATTTTAACAATGTAACAGAAGATGGAGGCTCTGAAATTAACGTAACCAACCCGCATACATCAGCATCTTCATCATTAAACCAAGCGTTAGAAGATGTTTATAGTAATGCAGGCGGTGGCGGTTCGCAAGATATTGACGAAACACTAGGAAACGGAAATGTAGCACTAGACAAGACAATCATATTAGACAGCACGCCAGATGATAGCTATGATTACCTACAAACTAATTTAGCTCCTGGTTTTATTGAAATATATTCAACAGAAAATCTTAATCCTATACCAAATTGGATTGAATTAAAACCAATAAGTATAAAATTTTATGATAGTTCAAACATTTCTAGTATAACAACTACAAGAGATGTTGATGGGAATATTGTACCAGGAGATGTTTATATTCCTCCAACTACATCGCCAGAAACATTAGCTACTCGTGAATGGGTTGATAATAAAGTAGCAGGTTTATTAGATTTAAGAGGAAATTATGATGCTTCTGTAAATGCTTTTCCAACAACTGGAGGAAGTGGAACTTCGGGAGCAATTTTAAAAGGTGATTTTTGGTATGTGTCAGTAGCTGGAGTTTTAAACGGTGTTACTGTTAATATTGGTGATAGTTTCTTTGCTTTGATTGACAGTCCAACGGCTTCTGATTGGCAAATACTTGAGAGCAATTTGGGTTATGTTCCAGAAGATGTGGACAACAAAGCCACCACAATGACTGGTAATACAACTAGTAATATTGTTTACTTAACAGCAAAGGCTATTTATGATTGGGCGGTTGGCTTGTTTTATTCAAAAACAGAAGTCGATAATTTACTAGATGCAAAAGAAATCAAACACAACGGCATAGTTTCAAATGGTGAAAAAACATTGACTAACACAACATCAGCACAAGCTATTTTCGATACAGATTTAGATGCAGAAGCAAATTCTGCCTATGAAATCTTTGGTTCAGCTGATTTTACAGGATTAGCTGTAGTAGGTAGTTACTTGTCATTTTCATTATTAGGAACTGCAACAATAGATAGTTTTAGTGTTACAGTGTTAGCAGTAAAAAATACTAACAATACACAGCCAAATTTAACAGTGGTTAATAGCAACGGAACACAAATAACTAGTAGTGCTGCCATATCTTCTGCAAGATTAATATTCTTTGGTACTGTTCGTGTTTCAGGTGCAGGAACAGTTAAACCATCAGTAGCTTTTTCATCAGCTACAGCTTCTATGAAAGTTTCAGCAAATGCTAAATTTTCATTTAACAAAATAGGCTCTAATACAGTAACAAATTATTAATATGGAACAGCTTTTTTTAACTAAATATCTATTAGAAACAGGAAAATCTTTCGGAGCAAACTACTATGATGTTATTCCCGAAAATGATAGTGTTTTTGGTTACACTCCAAATTTGCCAACACAAACGTTTGTAGAAGAATATTATAATGCACAAACTGGCGAATTCTACGAAGGAGCATCTTCTGAAATATTAGGAAATCGCCTTGCGCTTCATATTTTCTACCCAGAGCTGGAAGCAATGCCATATAAATTAATTCAACTTGACAACCTTGAAGGAATTAAACGTGATAGCACATTAGCCAATAAAGGTTTGAAAGGCGAAAAGAAATACAAAAAAGATGGTCAACTCGTTTGGAGCTCAGAAAAAAAATACTGGTTCCAGTCTGATGGTTATCCTGATGGCTTCCGTAGAATTACTAAGCTGTATAAAATGAACGGAGAAGTTTTCGACAGTTGGGAAATATTCTATGAGCTTTCAGAAGATGACAAAGAATTTTTTAAAAAGCAACAACGCGAATTGATTTTTGAGTATTTCAAATCTCAACAGCCAGAGCTTTTCAGCTTATTGTATAGTTTCTTCAAAGAAGAAATTGATAGGTATGTTATGAAAGATGGTACTGAATTAGCAACAGCTTTAACGGATGCTGCTACAAATCATCCAGTGCAATTGGTTCGCGAAACGCTATCAATGGTAGTGCCAACGCTATCAGGCGGAACAACAACAGTCTTACAAGGAATTTTAGACGAATTAGTATAATGACAAAGAATAGGTTCTATACAGATTTCAGCTATACTGAAATAGAAACTGGACATCAATATATGATGTCTGAGCTTCGTGGATTGGATTTTAAACATCCAATCAGAACTCTTTTTATGCTCGCTTGGGAAGATTTCAAAAATAACAAGTTTTCATACGACGGAGCAACATTCGTGAAAGAGCGCAACCAGAAAACGTAAGAATTATAAAATTGAATATATCTGGAGAAATAAGCACAAATGAACAGTAAGAAATCAAAATGTACTTTGAAT